AATTGCTATTCATCCAAAAGACATCAGTTTAAAGTTAGCAGACCTATTGAAAGAATCAGGTTGGCACAATGTCCTTAAAGGATTTTTGCTATCTGAAGACTTTGATAAAATTATTTTTGCTTTAAAAGACCAAGTGGACAACGACAAACGTTTTACACCTCCTTTGAAGCAAGTATTCAGATCCTTTCAAGAATGTCCTACAGATGACTTAAAAGTGGTATTCATAGGGCAAGATCCCTATCCTCAAATGAATGTGGCAGATGGTATCTCTTTTTCTTGTGGTAACACCATGAAAAAAGAAGCATCACTGCGTTATATTCATAATGCAATTGCAAAAACTGTTTACAATGACAAAGTTCTAGCAAAAGATTTATCTGCAGACTTAACCCCATGGGCTAATCAAGGTATTCTTATGCTAAATACTTCTCTTACAACAGAAATTGGCAAAATTGGCAAACATTTTAGTATTTGGGAACCATTTACTAACTATGTACTTGACATGATTAACTCTATGGACAAGTCAATTATTTTTGTCTTTCTAGGTAAAAAAGCTCAGGAATATGAAGATCTTATTTCTGACAAACATGTTAAACTTTATGCGTCACACCCAGCATCTGCTGCGTATCAAAAACAACAAGAGTGGGATTGTAATGATGTTTTCAATAAGATAAATGAAAAACTTACAGAAAATAATCAAAAAATTATTGCATGGTAGTTTGAAGTTACAAAATTTATTTTTATATTTGTAATCACAATCGCAACGCAAAAACGCAAACGTACATGTTTAATTCAAAAATACCTGATTCTATAGGAACTCCTATGGCCTCAGAAGGTGTCTCTGGACCACCTCCATCAAAACCATTAGTAAGCTTTGAACCTCAAAGTGTACCTGACAAACAACCTGTTAATCATCCTCCACATTCCAAGATTTGGAAACGTTATGGAGATCTTATGATGGATGGTGTTAATTATCTTAACAACCGCGCAACAGGTAAAACAAAATCTCTTAGAACACTATGGCCTTCTTTTAATAAGATTGGTTTAAATGGTATGGAGTGGCAATCACTTTATGTTATTGGAGCAAGACCAGGTATTGGTAAAACTCTGATTGCAGGTTCTATTACAAGAGACTTACAACAATTAAATCCTGATCAAACATTTTCTGTTTTGCATTTTCAATTTGAGATGCTTGGTAGAAATATGGCAATTAGAGAATTATCTTCTGCATCAAATCTTGATGTAAGATATTTACAGTCTGCACAAGATGAGGGAATGCCTCCTTTATCTGAAACTGATTATAATAAACTTAGTGTATATGCTCAAAAGCAAGGACACAGAAGAGAGTATGTTGTTGATACTGCTACAACTGTAGCTCAAATGCAAGAGATTGTTGAGAAGTTTTATGCTGAAACAAGATTACCATTTGTGGTAACACTTGACCATACTTTATTAGTAAAGAAAGGTGCTTCAGAAACAAGTAAACAACAAACATTAGAGTTACTTGCAATTTCAATGACAAACTTGAAGAATAAGTATCCTGTTATTTTTATTGTATTGACACAACTTAATCGTGAGATTGACAATACAGAACGTCATTCACCTGGAAAACTATCACAGTATCCATCTGAGTCAGATGTTTTTGGTTCAGATTCATTATTGCAATGTTCTGATGTTATGATAGCAGTAAACAAGCCTTCAAAACAACAAGTATCCATTTATGGGCCACAGCGATGGGTAATAGAACCACATATGAAAGACTATCTTGCTTTTCATATTCTTAAAAATCGTTTTGGTGACACAAGTATTCAATGGTATCATGCACATTATAAAACCATGACCCTAGAAGAAGTAACTGCACCAAAACAAGCACCACTTCCTGCAAGAAAATCATAATAATTAAATTAGTAAAAACGTAAACGCAATGAGCAACGCAAACGACAAACCTAAAAAGCATATCTCTGAGATCACTGCTGACTTCAAGCCTTTTTGGCAACCTCTCTTTACAGAGATGAAACTTGACTCACCAACTTTTGGTGCTAAACTTTGCTATATGGGTAAAGAATTTAGCACAGATGGTTCACGTGAAGCATGTGTAAGATTCTTTCCTAGTGAATTAAACAGTGGTAATGATTATTACACTGAACTATTTGATTGGGATCAGTATTACTTTACACCAAATCACAGAACATTGTACAAACTTCCTCAGAATCCTCATTGGAAAAGTGAACCAGAAAAGTATGTTGAAATTCCATCTGACAAATTACCAACATCAACCTTTGCAGTAAGATTATCTGATCTTGAAATTGTAAATAAATCTGATGTTAAATCCTTGGTTCCTGTTATGAATAATGGCAAACCAATTCAAGGTACAATAAATGCTTCATTGTTTGATAGTTTAACTACACAAGTTGATCCATTCAATGAAGAGTCTTTTGACGAGGCATTAGCAGAAAAAGAAGACAACCACTATACATCACTGACAATAAGAGATATTTATTGTATGATACAAAATGTGCCAATGTCTAATAAAAAATGGTTAAATCAATTAATTTCTAAAAACAAGTAAAAAATGGCAGAAACAACTGAGTTTGCCCTTCCAACTAAAATTGTGAAGGCAACAACAAAAAGTCCCAAGAACATGATTATCTTCAGTAAGCCCAAGGTTGGTAAAACAACTTTGTTAGCACAACTAGATAATTGTCTTATTATTGACTTGGAGAATGGTACTGACTATGTAGATGCAATGAAAGTTAAAGCAAACAGCGTTGCTGATATTGCTAAGATTGGAAAAGCAATTACAGACGCAGGAAAACCTTACAAGTTTATTGCAATAGATACAATTACAGCACTAGAAGAAATGTGTATTCCATACGCAGAAGAACTTTATTCTAAAAGTGCAATGGGTAAGTCATGGTTTACAAAAGGTAAAGCAGAGTATGGCTCTATCTTGAACATGGCAAATGGTGCAGGTTATCCATGGTTACGTCAAGCATTTGAAAAAATTCTTGGTTACATCAAAACTCTTGCTCCACATGTTATTCTTGTAGGACACATTAAAGATACACTTCTTGAAAAGAATGGTGCAGAATTTAATTCTTTAGACCTTGACTTAACAGGTAAGTTGAAACGTATCACAACTTCAAACTCAGATGCTATTGGATATTTATATCGCAAAGGAAATCAGAATATTTTAAGCTTTAAAACAAATGATGAGATTGCTTGTGGTGCACGTCCAGAACATTTAAGAAACGCAGAGATTGTTGTTTCTGAAGTAAATGCTGATGGTTCTATCACAACCTCATGGGATAAAGTATTCATTGACTAATTAACACAAATAATAAACAATTAAAAATCAAATAACATGTTCAAATCTAGTAATTTCAACCCAAACGCAGGTGCAAATGCACCAAAAATCCTAACTCCAGGTACACACGTATGTCGCGTAGCAGACATTAAGCTTGACGCACCAGCTTACAAAAAAGATGCATACTTTGTAGTGGTAACACTTGAAGGTCCTGAACGTCCTGAATTTGTAGGATTACCTATTGACAAAACAAATCCTTCTTTAGGAAATTACAAAGGTCAAATTGGTAATGTACGTAATGGACGTTATCCTTTTAGTGACTACACTTACAATGGTACAGAAATCAAACGTGATGATCAAATCTATCGTTGGATTAACAACTTAGCAAAACAACTTAATTTGTTCAACGCAATGAATGCTGGTAACGGTATTTCTGGTGGAACAATTGAAGAGTATGTTGATGCTGTACGTAACTTTATTGTAAAGAACTCTCCATTTGCAAGTTTTACTTTTGGTGGTCAAGAATACTTTACTGAAGGTTATGACAAAGCTAATTACCGTTTATTCTTCCCTAAACAAGAAGGTGCTAATTTCCCTTACTCTGTATTGGAAGATGCTGAAGGTAACATGGTAAACTTTATTCAATTTGATGCTGCAAAACACATCATTGTAAAAACTGAAGAAGCTGCAGCTACTGTAACAGAATTTGGTGGACAAACACAAACAAATGACATGTTTGCTGTAACAGGAACAATAACAACAGATCATTTTGCTAGTGGTATTACTACAAATTCATCAACATTAACAGCTGGAACAATTTCAATTCCTGAAGGATTAAACTTGTAATTTCTTATTTGTTTTGTTCATATAATTAAGGGGAGGACTTTGGTTCTCCCTTTTTTTTTATACTTTTGTAAACTATGTTTTCATCCAAACACTACATAACAGATATCAATACAATACCATCTGCTTGGATATTTGAAAACTATCTTGGTTTGCCACAAAAATTAACAGGTCAAAGTGTTAGAATTAATAGTCTTTTCAATTTAAATGATAAGACACCTTCAATGTACATATATTACAATGCTGAGCATCAAGTGTATAAGTATAAGTGCTTTTCTACTGGAAAAGGAGGAGGTGCAATTGATTTAATGATGCATATGTGGAGTTTTAGCTTTACTGATGCTTCTCACAGAGTGATTAAAGATTATGTTGACTACCTAAGAACTGGTAAAATCTGTGAAACAAACATTACTCAACATTCTAAATGGAAAGTTGATAGCTGGAAAACCAGGGGATGGAGTCAAAATGATGCTAAGTTTTGGTCTGCATATAACATATCAAGTAAACTTTTAAGTAATTACAATGTAATTCCATTAGAGAGATATACTATGCAGAAAGTATTGAATGACAATGAGATAGAAGATGAATTCACAGTAGTTAGTAAGCATATATATGGTTATTTTACAAGTGATGGTATCCTCTATAAAATCTATCAGCCAATGAATAGAGATCGCAAGTTTATTAAAATTTGTGACTACATTCAAGGTTATGATCAGTTAGAGAAGAAACCAATTATTGTAATTGCTTCTTCACTAAAAGATTGTATGGCAATTAAAAGCATGGGCTTAAACATTGACGTTATAGCACCTGATAGTGAGAATAGTATGCTGCACCCAGATGTCATCTTTGAATTAAAAGAAGAATATGAGGCAGTTGTGACAATTTTTGATAGCGATGACGCTGGAATTAAAGGTATGAAAGCTTATGAAGAAAAATATAAGCTGCCCTTTTGTTATTTACCATTAGAAAAAGACATTGCTGATATTGTCAAACAACATGGTATAAAGAAGGCATTGTATGAGTTTGTTCCAAAACTTAATAATGCTTGTGACAAATATGCAAAATTGCATTCAAGTGATGATTAATTTCATTATTTTTGTAGAACTTAACAAATTATTTTATGACAAACTGGTATTACCCTTCTATTAAGAAGAAGATATTAGAAGTTGAAGACATCCCCAATCATGAGGAAGTCATTGGCTTTATATACAGAATAACCAACTTAAAAACTGGTAAGTTTTACATTGGCCAAAAAAGTCTTTACCACAAGCGTAAGACTAGAATCTCCAAAAGAGAAAAAACACAGACAGGTACTAGAAAAATATTTAAGCAAACAATTAAAGAATCTGATTGGATGAGCTATTATGGTTCATCTGTAGATTTAAAAAATGATGTTGTAAAAATGGGTCCTGAAAATTTCAAAAGAGAAATCTTGGAAGTATGTTGTACCAAAAAGTATTTAAATTATTGTGAACTTTCACATCAAGTAAAAAATGATGTTCTAAAAGGAAACACATACAATGGTAATATTTTAGGTAGATACTTTGCAAGAGATATGGAAAATTGTAAATGTTAAAAAAAAATGGCAGTAGCTAAATTTACCACAGATGTTGCATTTGCTGAACGCATGCAAAAAGAAGAAACGTTTTTCTCAAAGCCTTTCTTATTATCCTATTCAGGACTTAACAAATTATTGTTTAGCCCTGCTTTATTTTACAGTCACTATGTTTTAGGTCAAAGAGATGACACTGAAAATCCAGGCATGGTGGAAGGTAAACTTATTCATTGTCTATTACTTAAACCTGAATCATTTGATACAGAGTTTATTCTAAGTGCAGTAAATACACCAAGTGATAATCCTAAAAAGTTATTGCAAACGTTATTTGCACATCATAAAGAACTAAAGCGTTCTGGTGATACAAGAGAAGAATTGCATGAATACAATGATGCTATTATTGATATTCTTACAGATATGAATCTGTATCAATCTTTGAAGACTGATGCTCAACGTCTTGACAAAATTATTACAGAAGATCATGTTGCCTATTGGGATTACATGAAAAAAGCTGAAGGACGCACCGTGATTGATCATGAGATGCATTCTTTTGCAACTTCTGTAGTTGAAAAGATTCAAAGCAAACCTAACATTATGGATGTTATGGGATTCTTTGGTGACAGCTTTAATGGTGTTACAAAACAAAATGAGATTGAACTTGCAATGTTTGATGAAAACTTCTTGTTTGGTCTTAGAGGATTTATTGACAATCTTGTATTTGATTCTAATGCAAAAGAAATCAGAATTAATGACTTGAAGAAAACTTCAAAAGACATTGGTTCTTTTACAGACAGCATTGAATACTTTCGTTACTGGATGCAAGCAGCAATATACTATAAGATGGTTGAACATGTGTACTTAAGTAAACCTGAGTATGCAGACTATAAAATATCTTTTAGATTTATTGTTGTAGATCCTTATATGCAAATTGCACCAATCAAAGTTTCTTATGTAACCATGAAAGAGTGGTTAGTTAAAACAGATGAGATGATTCTAAGAGCTAATTTTCACTTTGAAAATAAATCTTTTGAACTTCCATATGAATTTTTAGTAAACGGTGAAATAGTACTATGATCTCACAGATATACAACAAGTATTTCCAAAAGTCTATGACCTTCTTATATCCACTTTTAGGATTCAAGAAAGATAAGCATCAGCGTCCTCTCCAGACATATTTGTCCTGGAGTGGGACCACTTATAATTCTTTTTCAAGAAAACTAATTTGTGTATATGAAATAAAAAACACAGAAGATTGGAAAGTATTTGAAAGAGAATATTTAATTACACACAAAATGTTAGACATGTGTGTGCCTCTTGACAATAACAAGATTGTATATATCTTTGATTTTAATTCCATGGCAAGTGATTATGATGCTTTTCTTGCAGGAAAGTATTCTGAACTTTCTCCTTTTGTAAAGAAAACACTTACTGATTACTATGGAGTACATACCCCTGAGTGGGTTTACATTGAGTCTTTTTTATTTCCTACAAAATACTTTAAACAATATTCTCAGATACTTGATGTTGAAGAGGATTTTCTTAAAAGTGTTGGTGAACTATGTGATCACCATGATAAGGAAAAAGAATGCTTTATGGAAGAATGCCCTGATGGGTTAGAATGGATTAATTAACAATTTAAAAATAACAAAAACTAAATGCAAAAAGAAACCAAATGTATGTTTGTGTATAGCACAGACTGGTATGGACGCAAGAGCTTCCGTATGATGCCAATGTCACATGAATGCCCATTCAATGAGGTAATTTATGATCCCAACACTAGAGTACTTGCTGTAATCAGTAAAGACAAGAAAGACAAACCTCAAATGCTACCTAAGTTATCTGAGAAAGGTCAAGTAATGCAACTAAAAGGCGTTGAAGGTCAACAAATTATTGAGGAGCGTAGAATCATGGAAACATACTATGAATACTACATTGATAACAAATCTGACATTGAAAGATTTATTCAGATGTTTGCAATGAACAGTGATCATGAATCTTTAAACATTATCAATGAACCTATTGATTTAACTAAAGGAACCAACATGTAATGATTAGACAGCGTAAATTTTGGATAATGGACTATGAAACCATTGTCAATTGTTTTATTGCTGTTTTTCGCTCTTATGATTCTGATGAACAACATATTTTTGTTATTGGTAAACACCGTAATGATATTCACTTGTACATCCAGTTTTTGTTAGAGAATCAACAGAATAAAGATTGGCATTTTGGTTACAACAATTTAGCGTTTGACGCGCAGATTACAGAGCACATACTTGAAAACTTAGAATTCTATTCTGCCAGAGATGGTGAAGAGATTGCTGGTAGAATATATGCTTATGTAAAGACTATTATTGACAAATCAAACAAAGGTGAATTTCTTGATTATCCAGAATTTAGACTGACTATTCCTTGTCTTGACATTTTTAAGTTGAATCATTGGGACAGTAATGCAAAACGTACTTCTCTTAAATGGGTTCAGTTCTCTATGGACTGGCACAATGTAGAAGAAATGCCTCATCCTCACGGGGAGAGAGTTGAAGACTTATCTACTTTAGATATGGTAATCAACTATTGTATTAATGACGTGTTATCTACCAAACAGATTTTTACACTTAGAAATCCTAAAGGTGAACAGATAATGGCCAGTCAGATAAACTTAAGAGCTGAGTTAAGTTCTGAATATGAATTATCCTTACACAGTGCTAGTGAGCCAAGAATTAGCAAAGAGATGTTTTTGCACTTCTTAAGCGAAAAGCTAAGTAAGAATAAAAAGGAAATCAGAACTATGAAAACTGAAAGAGAAAATGTTATTGTTAGAGATATCATTTTACCTTCTGTAAAGTTTCATACACCTGAGTTTAATGCAGTACATAACTGGTTTAAAAGTCTTGTTGTAGATACAGCAATTGAATCTGAAAAAGAAGAAGGTCCTAAGTATAGGATGAACTTTAAGAACACACCAACTGATTATGGTTTAGGTGGTTTGCATGGCTGTACTAATTCTGGTATTTATGTAGCAGGTAATGGAAAGAAAATATTAAGTGCAGATGTTACTTCATTTTATCCTAACCTGGCAATTAAAAATGGATGGTCTCCAGCTCACATACCTAAAGATGACTTCTGTGAACTTTATGAATGGTTCTTTGAAGAACGTAAGAAGTATCCTAAATCTTCTCCACTAAACTACCTGTTTAAGATTATTCTAAATTCCACTTATGGTTTAAGTAAGAATAAATATTCTTTTCTTTATGATCCAGAGTTTACATTTAGAATTACTATCAATGGTCAGTTACTGTTAAGTATGCTTTATGAAATGATTGCTACCAGAATTCCTGGAGCAATTCCTTTAATGCAGAATACAGATGGTTTAGAATTTCTTGTAGATGATGAGCATGAAGCTAAATTCTATGAGATTTGTAAAGAATGGGAAGTACTTACGCATCTTCAACTTGAAACTGTAGAGTATCAGAAAATGATTATTGGTGATGTAAACAATTACATTGCAGTTTATAAAGATGGTAAGACAAAATGCAAAGGACGTTTTGAATTTGAAGAATTACCTCTTCATAAAAACAAATCTTTGTTGATTATATCTAAAGCTTGGTTTGCATATTTTGTAAATGGAAAAGATCCTGCAGAGTTCTTGAAAGAGAATCGTAACATCTTTGACTATTGTGCTGGTGCAAAACTAAAAGGTAATTGGTACTTTGAAGAAAGAGGTATTAAAAACAATGAGTATGTAGTTACAAAACTGCAGAAACTTGTACGTTATTATATCTCTGAGAAAGGTATTAAGATAATCAAATGTAACCCAGATGGCAGGGAAATTCAACTGGAAAGTGGTAAAACACTCCAGACACTCTTCAATAAATTTGAAGATAAAGAATGGGAAGACTACAATGTAGATGAAAAGTTCTACTTAGATAAGATCTATGAAGAAATTAAAAAAATAGAAAGCACATCACTTGTACTTCCTTCTTATAACCAAGTTAATCAACTATCACTCTTTTAAAATGAAAAGAACAATAAATGGAATGAATGCTTATTCCAAAATCATTGGAGCAGCTTTGCCTGCTAAAACTGACACTTACACACCCATTGCTCACAGTAATGTGATCCATAGGGTGCGTTCTGAAATCACAAATGCTGGTTTCATTATTACAGGTGAAGAGTATCGTTGTTCTAACGATGCTCAGGTAGCCATAGGAACCTTCAGAATGAATTATAAAGCTGATCCAGACATTGAGTTGTCTGCCAACTTTTTAAACTCTTACAACAAGCAATACGCCTTTCGTTTTAACCTTGGTGGTTTAGTGAAAGTATGTAACAATGGTATGATACTAAACAACAATAAGTTTGGTGCGTACAAACGCGTGCATAAAGGTGCAGCTGACCTGTTAGCTGAAGGTAAAATTGCAGACTTTATCAAAGATTCTGAAGTATACTGGGAAAACCTAGTAGAACATAAGGATAAAATGAAGGATGTACTATTGACAAGCACAACTCAACATGATTTATTAGGTGAATTGTTTTTTAAACGAGATATTTTAAATACCTTGCAGCTTAATCAAATACGTTCTGAGATGAAAAAACCAAGTTTTGATTATAAGGTTGACAATGATTCTGCTTGGGCACTGTATAATCACATTACATTGTCTCTAAAAGATTCACATCCAGCAACATGGATGGACGATCAAACTATAGTACATGAGGTTTTTGCCAACATGTTAGGATTAGAAACTGAAGATGCATTGACTGCAGTTTGGAGTACTTTGCAAACAGTACAAGACGCACTGGTTGAAGAATTAGTAGAAATACCTATTTTTTAAAAGTTACAGCAATAGCAGGGGCCTAAAAACCCCTGTTTTATTGTTCACAATAAACTATAAACCATAAACACATGATTGACATTATTAAAGAAGCCTATTTAAAAGTCAAAGACAAAGAAACTGGCGTAAACAAAGTATTACTTCTGAGAAGATATTTAAAAATTAAATATCACCTTCAGATTTCAAGAACAAGCTTAATTAGTAGACTTAAAACCTGGAAAAAAGAAAGAATATGACAAGATTAATTGGCATCTCTGGCAAAATAGGATCTGGTAAAGACACTTTTGCAGAAATTATTAGGTTGCTTGTTACAGCACCCTTTATGACAAATGAAACCATTGAACATTATTTGAAAAACCCTAATCCTTACATCACAAAAACAGAATGGGCTGTCAAAAAGTTTGCTGGTAAACTTAAAGAAGTAGCTTCTTTGCTTACAGGTATCCCTGTATACAAATTTGAAGACCAAGACTTCAAGAAAACTAATTTACCAGAAGAATGGAACAACTGGTATCCTAACCAGGATCGCTCTGAACCTATGACAGTAAGAGAACTATTGCAAAAGCTTGGTACTGAGGCCATGAGAAATGGTCTTCATACAAATGCTTGGGTAAACGCCACATTTGCAAACTTTAAATCTTCATCAAGATGGTTAGTTACAGATGTACGTTTTCCAAATGAGGCTACTGCCATCATAGAAAAAGGTGGTATTTTAATACGCCTTGAAAGAAATTCTGACACAGGAGATCATCCTTCTGAAACAGCACTTGACAATTATGACTTTAACATTGTCATTAAAAACACAGGAACATTATCTGAACTTATTGATAGTGCCAGGTTACTCTGTGGTGAATTAAATTTATTAAATAACAATGAGGATTATCCTCCTCACTTTGAAGGTTTTTTTTAAAAATATAAAATTATGATAAATGAAGATAAATTGTTCCTTGTTTTAGATGAAACAGGACACAATGTAGAATACACAATTGAAATGCCTTCTGAGGAAGATGCTTACTTTATGAGAAGGTCTAGATCAGAATGTTGGTCTGAATCTGCAAGAGGCGAACTTATCCTTACAGTTTTAGACTCTGGAGAAGGTTATAGAATCAAGTGGGAAACAAAGCCAAATAAGACCCTAGATTACGCTCAAACTGTTGAGTTGACCATTATGCTCAATTTCTTAAATAACATGTCCAGAATGCCTAATAGGTACTCTGTTGTGAATGCTGAGTTGATTGTTGATATTGTATAAATGAAAATCCCCCTGAAAAGGGGGACTTTCTAACAGAAGAAGAAACCAACTAAACTATGAAGTATAGCTTTTTTTATATTTTATGATAAGCTTTTCAGCATCTCAATCATTTTAGGGTGTGGATAAATGTCTACTTTATCCTTTCTCACAGAATTGTGAGTATAAACTCCTGGTTCACCAGCCAAAGCTCTTTTACTAATGTCCCAAATGTCTTCATTATAAGATAAGGGAATTTTGTAAGTTTCTTTCCATAAAAGTAATAATTCTTTTACACTGGCAATCTGAGCATCTGTGTAGTTGTGGTAGTATTTGAATCCTTTGTAAGGTTTTTCAAGTGTACAAACTTCACTAGCAGGTACTTCTCTATTGACATAGTTAAAGTATTTACCATCTTTTAAAGTCAACTGACCCCAGTTACAGATTTCAATACCAATTGATATCTTATCTATGCTCTGATACTTAACGCCAGCTTTTGTAAATGTGTCTTGTTTTAATCCTAGGTGATAAGCCCAGTATTTAGACCTAAAACCTTGAACAATTTCACCATCCCTAGCTCCTATTCCTTTACCAGAAATAGAAACACATGTTCCAATCTTTTCTGAATTAGCTGCCCATCCTGCAAACACTTGTTCAGCATTTGCGTTACCTGCAGTGTGATGCAAATAGATTTGTTTTTTTGGGTGTTCTTCTTGAAAGTATTGACTTGTTGGAAATGCAACTTGTTTTATATTCATGACATTTAAATTTTAGCAAGACTAGACTAGTCTAAGTCATATTCTCTATTTATATTTATTAATTGTTCTGCATACTTATCTCTCTGTACAATCAGATACTCACATCTTTCTATTAATCTTACTCTTTCTTCCTCTGTAAGTTTAAGAATAAGAGCTTCTTTTTGGTCTATCATTTTTTTATACTCTTCTAAATTCTGAGTATAAGTACTGTTTTGATACCACAAAATTGCAACCAAAAGAATAATTGTAAAAGATTGTTCTTTTAATTTACCAAAAAATGTATCAGACATAGATTTGTTTTCCATTAGATTTGATCCTCAGATGATTTGTCTTTATTAAATGTAAACTTATCTAAACTTGTAAGACCTAAACAGCCAAACGCTAACAAAGCTACACTCTCTACTAATATAGATGAAGGTGCAACATCAACAGAAGAAAAGCTATTATGATACATTGTAACACAAAGTGTAATAGAACACATAATTCCTACAACACGCTTAGAACTAACTGAACCTCTTTCGTCAGTTAGCATACACTTAAGATAACCTAGTAATTTTTTCATTTTAGTTTGATTTTCCAGTATGAAGAAATGCCAATATAAGGTTGCAGATTTTGTGATATGCCAGTTTGCACACCAAAAATCTGATCCTTTTTGTTTTTGTATAATAAACCTACTTGAAGATTAGCTAACTCAAGACTTTTGTTTATAGAAATTCCACCTCCTATATACAACTGCCTGCGTTGTTCTTGTTTTACATAACCTGTAACTGTAGGTATTTTGTAATTACGCAAATATGATCTTGACTTTAATAGATTGTATTGCACTGTATCAGTTACAATAACATAACCAAGATTGTCCAATTGTAATGAATCACGATAGATATTTCTAGCTCCATAATTATTTGCAAGTTTTAAGTATTGTGATTTAAGTTTGTTATAACTACTATCTGGTACAAAAACTGTATCTCCTGGTAAAGAAATTGTATCTTTTATAAATAAAGGAACTTTCTTAACCTCTTTTTTGATAACCTTATTCCAAACAGTATCATATACAACATTATCTTTACCTGGAACAAATACTTTTTTTGTACATGATCTTTGTAAAAAAATGATTGCTACTAATACAGCAATTACAATTAAATATATACGTTGGTTCATTTGGTTTGTTTTTAAATTAGCGTTTCTTTTTAAGAGTTAAATCATATCTCTCATCCTTGACAATTGCAGGACTTTTTTCTTGATTATTTGAAGGCATTGTTGGTTCTGATGAACGTTGTGGAACAAGCACATATGTCTTTAACAACTTGACGTCATCTTCAAGCTGCTCAATTTTAACTCTATCAGCACTTTGTTGCACAAGAAGCAACTTGACATCTGATCTCATTTCTGTTATGTCTCTCCATAACAACATACCCACAAGACCAATTAGAACAGGACTAGCCCATTCTTTAAGAATGCTAATAACCTCTGCTCTAGGGTATTCTGTTTTATTTGTACTCATTTTTTGTAAGAATATAATTTTCTATAAGATAATTTATACCCCTACCTCTCTCTTATATAATATACAGAATAATTTACAAATCACAAAAGAATCTCAAATTAATATGTCAATTTTCAAATATTTTTACCATCTTTGTAGCTTATGAAAAATCAAAATAACATTAAAACTTAACACTCTTATTTTTGGTAAAGAAGGGTGATTTTTGTATCTTATCTAAGTGAAGTCAAAATATGATTTCATTAGACACAACCTGGGAAGTAATAACTTTGCCAGGTTTTTTTGCCAATATCAATTGGTATTCAGTAAACTAACATAATAATTAACAATAAATACAAACATCTATGGGTATCTTTGACAAAAGAGTGGCTTTTAAGCCTTATGAGTATCCTGAAATTATCAAATTCAGGGATGCCATAAAACACAGTCGTTGGGATGTGGAAGAGTTCAATTTTGACTCTGATGCATTTGACTTTAAACACAAACTAAGTCCTCATGAAAAGGAGGCAATCAAAAGAACACTTTTGGCAATTTCACAGATAGAAGTATCTGTTAAAACATTCTGGGCAAAACTTGGTGAGCATATTCCAAAACCAGAATTTAACTCAGTAGGAATCACGTTTGCAGAAAATGAAGTTGTACACTCTGAAGCATATAGCAAGTTGCTAGAAGTTTTAGGATTAAACAATGAATTTGATATGCTATTGCAAAATCCAGTTATTGGAGGACGCGTTGATTACTTGACAAAATATCTCAAGAACAGTGGAGAAAATGCTAAGCAGGTATATACTTTAAACCTTGCTTTATTCTCTATGTTTATTGAGAACGTATCACTGTTTAGTCAGTTTGCAATTGTAAAATCTTTTATTGAAAAAAAGAACATGTTGAAAGAAGTAGACACTGTTATTGAAGCTACAATGAAAGAAGAAATTATACACGCACAACTTGGCATGCATGTTATCAATCTTATTAAAAAAGAATATCCAGAATGGTTTGGAGAAGATTTTTATGACAAAATCTACAGGGCTTGTAAAAAAGCATTTGAAGCAGAAGTAAAAATCATTGACTGGATATTTGAAGAAGGTGAGATTGACAGCATTTCTAAAGAAGCTGTTATTGAATTTATTAAATCAAGATTTAATGATTCATTAATTGCTATTGGTGGTAAAGAACTTTTTGAAGTTAATCAAGAAAAACTTGCAGAACTTTATTGGATGGTTGAGGCTATCTATGGTTATGTAAGAAATGACTTTTTTAATACACAAGGAACTAACTACACTAAATTTCAAAAATCTATAACAAGTAAAGACTTATTTTAAAATGACAAAAATGGACTGGTACACACCCCTCAGTGAAGAATTCATGGGAAGAGGGTATTTTCACAACAATGAATCTATTGAAGATAGAATTAACTCTATTGCTAACTTAGTTGGTAATACATTTAAAGACGAAGAAGTAAAAGACAAAGTAAAAGATTACATTGAAAAAGGTTACTACGTTCTTCCATCACCTGTATGGAGCAATGTAGGTACTGGTCGTGGTTCTGGTATCTCTTGTTTTAACACACATGTTAGTGACAGTATTGAGTCTATTGTAAGGGCTAATGCTGAAGTTGGTATGCTGTGTAAAATAGGAGGAGGAACATCTGGTTACTTTGGTGAATTACGTCCAGCAGGTAGTGCTGTCTCAACAGGTGGTGAAACCTATGGAGCTGTGCACTTTATGCAAATGTTTGACACAACAAAGAATGTAATTTCTCAAGGCAATGTTAGACGTGGTGAATTTGCTGCGTACTTAGACATTGACCATGGTGATATTAAAGATTTCTTGAGAGTAAATGGTGAGGGCCACAACCTTCAACGTTTTCCTTTTGGTGTTTGTGTTTCTGACAAATGGCTTGAAGAGATGAAAGCTGGCGATATGGAAAAGCGTGAACTTTGGGCCATGGTGATTGACAGCAGAAACAGAACAGGTTTTCCTTACATCTTTTACACTGATAATGTAAACAATGGAACTGTTGATGTTTATAAAGATAGCAAGTCTGTTATAAATTCTTCTAACATGTGTACAGAGATATTACTTCCTTCTACAGAGGAAGAATCCTTTGTATGTGACTTAGTAGGTATGAACCTTGTAAAGTTTGATGAGTGGAAGGATACAGACGCTGTACGCATTGCTGTTTATATTGCAGATGCTGTTCTTACAGAGTTTATAAACAAGTACAGAGACATGCCTTTTATTAGTAGAGCTATACGCTTTGCAGAAAGACATAGAGCTATTGGCATTGGTGCATCTGGTTATCATTCTTACTTACAAAGTAAGATGATTCCTTTTGAGTCTATGCAATCTAAACTTGTAAATACACTCATGTTTAAAACAATTCAAGAGCAAGCATGGGCAGCAAGCCGTGACATGGCGTCACGCTATGGTAAACCTGCAGTTCTTGCTTCTGACAAATATGATAGACGTCATACTACTCTTACTGCAATAGCTCCAAACACATCTTCTTCTTTTATTATGGGACAGCAGTCTCAAAGTATAGAACCTTACACTAGTAACTACTATATTAAAAAGACTGCAAAGGTTAAGCATTCTGTAAAGAACCCTTATCTTAAAACTCTTTTAGAAGAAAAAAACCAGGATACTTTTGAAGTTTGGCAATCAATACTTCAGAATGCAGGTAGTGTTCAACACTTATCTTTCTTGTCAGAAGATGAGAAACTTGTTTTCAGAACCTTTATGGAAATTTCCCAGATGGAGATTATTATTCAAGCGTCTACACGTCAGAAGTATGTTGACCAAGGACAGTCTTTGAATCTTATGGTTCATCCTCAAACGCCAACAAAAGATATTAATACTTTGTTATTGAAAGCCCATGAACTTGGCATCAAAACATTGTACTATCAATTGGGGCAAAACGCTGCTCAAGAATTTGCTAGAGATATTCTTTCTTGTGAATCTTGTGCAGGATAATTAACTTTGTAACGTAAAACCAACAACATGAAAGATCTATATGATTACTTAGTGAAGAACAAGGTAAGTCCTAATGGATTGTTTGTATTACATTGCACCTTTAACAATTACATGTATCCATCCTATGTAAATTTCAAGACGGAACAATACCGTCTTGAAACTACAGGACATCTTGTAAAAGAAAGTACAGGTGTAAATGATATTTACAAAATAACCCTAACAGGAGAACACCTTTTAAAAGAGTGTGAACACATTCTAAACAAAGCAAAACGTGCTAAGAAAAATCCAATTGCTCTTGCTGAATGGGATGATAAGATTGCAGAATACAATCTATTATTTCCAGCAGGTAAGAAGTCTGGTACAAGTTTAGCATTCCGTACAAATCCTAAAGAACTTGTTGCTGCATTTGTGTGGTTTTTTAAAGAATATCCTGAGTATACTTGGGAAGATGTCTTTACTGCAACTACCAGATATGTGGAACCATTTGAAGAATCTTCAGATTACACATACATGCAAACATCAAGATACTTTATTAAAAAAGATGACAAGAGTAAAAATACAATTTCAACACTTGCAGGAATATGTTATAACATATCTCAAGGAAATGATGAAGATGTAAAAGAATCTGGTTATCATTATTTTGGCCCTTAAACTTAACACATTGGTAAAAGCAATTAAAATCAACGCAAAGAGTAGATGCATTGAGATTGTGGATTTAGGTCCACAACTCAGTGACATTTATGAGTTACTTGAATGTAACATTATGACTGTTGCATATCCGCAGACAGTAGAACCTACATCAGATGTTATCTATGTAGATGATGAAGGTTTATTTAAACCTCTTGACAAAATTCCTGGAGCATTCTTTATAGATATGTATCCAGCACAACCATTATTTGGACATGCTCTTATAGTAGGTACAGATGATGAAGGACGTAATGCTGATGTAAACATTACAGTTGAACAAGTTTCTGATATGATTCAATTTCTTGATGAAGAAGAAATAAAACTCTATCAAGAACATCTAACTCAATCACCTCAAATATTTAATTTCTAATGAAAAACAAAGTAGAATTACTAGGATATTATGGAAATGATCTAGTTCATGCACAATCTGCATGGACTAGTACCTCCAGAGAATTATCAGAAGACAAGTTAGCAAGAGTAGGTACATTACTTGACATGCTTGCTATAGAAGGACATCACACTCCTTTTGAAAAATCAAGTTTACATTTTCTTGTAACAGTAGATCAAGCAACACACATTCATTTATTAAAACATCGCATTGGTGTTTCTATTAATGGTGAGTCTGCTAGATATAAAGAGTTAAAAGAAGATAAGATGTATATTCCTGAAGACTGGAAAACTATAAACAGATTTCCAAAGATTGTCACTGAAGAAGACGATGAAAATGATGTAGAGTATGAAGAAACTGCACTTTATAATGCAAACTTTGATGGTAATGCTCTTCAGATTCTTTTAGAAGACTGTGACAATAAAGGTCAAAACTGGAGTGATATACTTGAAATTTATGCAGAACTTGGCAATGCATTATACCATGCAGCACTAAAAGATCTTACACCTGTACTGGGACGTAAACGTGCAAAAGAGTCAGCTAGATTCTTTAAAACAATGAATAGTCAAATTACTATGGATGTAATGTTTAACTGGAGAAGCTTTGCACATTTCTTAAAACTTCGTAACTCTGAGCATGCTCAAAAAGAAGTTAGAGAATTAGCACAGCAAATGTTAGAATTAGTAGAAGAGATTCCTGGTAATCCTTTTCAGAAAAGCATTAAAGCTTTTGACTTGTAATAAAAAAAGGGCCTTGCAAAACAGGGCCCTTTTCTTTAATACGTTAAATAAATTTACTGTTATAATCCAAGCAATTTAAAAAATGCTGGGAAGTTACCTTCAGTTTCTAATGAACTGAAATCTTCAATTTTGAATGCTGGTTGATCAAGTTCTTTTTCTTGAACAAACAACTCTTCAAGTTGTTCTCTAAACTTGATGTAGTCAGGATGTAACTGAACCTTATCTGATTCACCGTTTTCACCTTTGATAGTTTCAATTTCTGGAATAGAAATTTGACCATCTTTTTCAACACCTAGTTCTTTAATAAGATCCATACGCATTTTTTCAAATGTTTCTTTCTCTTCACCTGTGACTTTAGCAATTTTAGTAAGTTGATACTTTGTTGCTAATGACATTTTTTGGGAAAGTAATCCCTTGAACTTTTCAGTTCCATTAAGTTCTGCATCCAATGTTAAGATCTCTGCTACATTGAATTTGATTTTAGTTGATTCTGCCATAAATTGATTTTTTAATATTAAAAGTCTTCACAAAGATAATCAAATATTTGATAATTACAAACTTATCTTCCTTGTGCGTTATAAGGTTTTACATAATTTTTTGATTGTGAGCTGACAGAGTGCTTATTTTTTGAATGAACACCTGGTCTTCTTACTTTGGGCTTAACTTTGTGTACCGCAGAATTCACTGCACCACCTTTTTTAGCTGCCATAAGTTAGCAATCTACAACTTTTCCTTTTCCAAAAGCAAGTTCTAATTTCTCTTTCAATTTTGCATAGGCAAATGTAAAGATATCAATTTCTGCTAAAGGAGACAAATCAGGTACTGTTGTTATCTTAACCTCTTGTACGTCTGTCATAACAGTTTGAATAACAGTTTTTGTAACTGTTTCCATAGTTGATTCAGCGCCATCTACTCCAGGCATAAGAACTTCTTCAGTAACTTCAACTTCTGTTGCAACTGGACGTTGTACAGTAATTGTTTCACTTACTTCTTTTGTCAATGAAACGTTAAATTGATCTCCAATTTGAACATTCTTTGCAATACCATTTAACATATTTCCTGCAAAAGGAGCTCCAATAGATAAAGCAGTTGCTTCAGCTTCTGAGTTAAAGATTTGTAATGCAAAGTTTGCATTACCAGTTTTGCTGATGTTGTAATTTACAATACGAACATACGCTTGTTTGGTAATTCCTTGATCTGTACCAATTTCAGATGTAATTTTTAGTGCCATTTTTTTATGTTTTTTAGTTAATTTCTACATTAATAATATACAAAAACTCTGTCAAAGAACCAAATTATTGAGGTTTTTCAAGAGAAAGTATTGCATTGTGATGAAAAATTAGTGAGTTTATAGGTACAATACCCGTACTTACAGACTTATTTGTACCAATTCTGAGTGTAAATTTACCATTTACTTTACTACAAAAAAAATAAACTGTGTCTAACACACTAATCATTGCTTCAATTTTTAGTTGTTCTGTGTGAAAAGTGTATGTATCACCCAATCTATATAGATGATTTTCAATTGTGTATGAGTTTAAGTTTGTCATATATTATAGTTTTTATTGTGGTGGATTATTTCCATCACAAGGTTGTTGTTCATGATAAACGCCATAATATGCATATTGTATATCACAACAGCCAATAGGTTCACCATATTTACCATTATTAGTGAATACAGGATTGCCATCACAATCAGTATAATTAATAGGTCCTGTACCATCTGAAAAAACATAATAACAAGTTGGACCACCACCACAGCCACAAGCTGTAGAATTTGCTTCAATTAACTGAGTATATGTGCCATAACAACCATCTGAATAAAATTGAAAATTGTCACACTGAATACAACCATCATATAAGTATGTTCCATAAGGATCAGAACAACAGCATCCACCACAATTAGTACTACATCCTTGACTTACATCATAAGTACCACCAGTTCCATTTGCATATCTGTAATACAAAGTACATCCTGTACAAAATTGTGACAAATATGTTCCATAAGCAGGATAAGCTCCTGTTGTTGTCATTGACACAGTATTAGAATACGCTGAGAATCCACCTGTAGAAGTACATGTTATACGTACTCTAATAAGATATGTTGTACTAGAATTTAAACCTGATATAAGAGAAGTAGAAGCACATGATCCTGTACTAGTAGTCCATGTACCACCTCCGTTAAAACTGTATTCTGTGTACATTGTTGTACAATTAGAAAGTGTAACATTAACACTTAAACTATTTGTACCAGCTGTACCTGCTGTTATAGTAGGTGCTACACAACATGTAAAAGAATGATTATAGTTTCTCCACTCACTGTAAGCAGCAGGATCAACTGAACTTGGAAAAGATCCACTACATGTTTTTATAGCAGAGTATTCACCATTTTCAGCTGTTTTAATAGATAATACTGAACCAGATGCTCTACCCAGTTCAGTATTTATAGCTGATGCTCTAACTATATCTTCTCCTATTGCCATATTAGTTTAATTTAGCTTTAAGTTCATCAATTTCTTTTTGTTGTTCTTTTATTGCTTCTATCAGAACACCTACTATGTTACCATATTTTACACCATACTCATCAATGTCAGAAGCATAAGTAACAGCTTCTGGTAATACCTCATTCATTTCTTGAGCAATTACCCCCACCTGTCTAACCTTTTCTTCATCATCTATTCTGGTATAGAATACACCTCTCATTTCTTTTACTTTAGAAATTGCACTGTCAATTGTAACAATATCAGTTTTCTTTCTTACGTCAGAATATGCTACGATGTCACCTGTTGAATATATTGCACCAGTTACATACATACCATATAGTATTGAAGTAGTTGTACCATTGATGCCCATACAAGAATTACCTAAATTATAATATAAATACCATTTAGTACTTGCTTGTCTATATATACCACCATTACCAGCAGCATCATACATTATTCCATGTACACCACTATTATTATCGTATATACCACTGTAACCACCTTTAGTACCTTTTATTGCTAGTTGAGTATAGTTACTTATATCATTGGCTTGTAAGTGAGCACCATAATATGATGGCCAGTATAAACCAGTACTAGCATTAAATTGAATCCATGTATCTGCTTGATAATATGTATTACCATTTTTACCTACAAATGTAGTATTAGCATATGTTCCTAATGTACCTGCATTAGTTGCATAAGCAACAGATTGACTTGCAATATTTCCACTAGAAATTGCGTATACCCATGTTTCAAAAGTACCAGTACCTTTATAACTTCTAAACCATAATTGATTGTCATAATAACTCATAGCTATTTGAAAACCATGGTAGTTAGCTTGATTACTATGTCTTACGTTAATAGAGTTATACCAAGTAGCACTAGGCCAGTTAGTACCACCACCACCATTTTCATAAAATCCACTATTAACTTGTGAGTTAGCATTTGAATGAGTTGCAATTAAAGAAGGACTTGTCATCCAATCAGGTCTTGATGTTATGTTACCCCACGCAACTGAACCAGAACTGCCTCCAATACTTAAACCAGATGCTGTTCCTGTTAATCCTGTTCCTGCTCCACTAAAAGATGCTGCTGTTACGTTTCCATCTGCTTGATTAATAGTAACCTTAACACTATTGTCTCCCCAAAATTCAATGAGATTACTTAATTGGTTATGTTTAATACCCCACTTGTTTGTATCACTTCCTAATGAATCTGAAAATATCCAAGTATCTCCTGCAGCATCATCTGTACGACCTGCTCCTGATTGTAATAATCCATTTGCATAGGTGTTATCAATACCTCTAAGTTTAATACTCCAAATACCACTTGCTCCACTTCCTGTAAGAGAAGGTGCGTAAGCTGTATAGTTTGCACTATTAAGTAAAACTCTCCATGGATTAAATATAGCTTCATCACCATTTCTAGTTCTGAATGCAAGACCAGTTCCTCCACCACCATAAGATGCATTAAATTGTAATCCATATCCACTAGCAGCAAAATGTGTTAAAGGGCCTGTATATGGTGCATTATTACTATAAGTAAAGCCAGATTTATTTCCAGCAATAGTATTAGCATTATAACCTGGAGAATTTACCCACCCATCGTAATTAAATATTTCAAGTGGTTTACTAGTCACATTTGCCCATGCAACAGCATCTGCAGTGCCTGCAGTGCCTGCAGTAGTAGCATAATTTACAGATTGAGATCCAATATTTGCTGAGGTTATGACAGCACTTCCGTTTGCATACAATGTGCCACCAATAGCAGCATAAGTATTTCCAGAAGTATCTATTCTAAATCTTTCTGATCCCCATGTACCATCAGTTCCATTTGGAGCTAATCCCATGTTTTGAGTAACACGGAATTGGTCATCATAATAACAATAACCTATATTCCAACGTGTACTGCTATACCCACTACTAAACATAATAGATGGTCTGTCAGAACCAAGATTACTTGCAATATGAAATCTTGCAATAATTCCATAAGAGTGGTCTCCATTAGAAGCTTCAAAACTATAAGGAATATAATTACCTCCTGCTGATTGTGTTGTTAACCATTTACCTGATTGACCATGAGCTACTGTATTAACAGTAGTTTTATGATATTCAGAACCATCAGTATGATATTCATGACCTGCTCCATTAGCAGGAGCTTGAGCTATATAAGTATGACCATATACCCAGTTGTCATTACCTGCAGTTGTAATACCATTTGGAAAGAATGCAGAATCATTAGTTCCCCACGCATTTCCAGGACTTACATATCCACCTTTTGCGTAGATAACATCGGTAAAAGGGTTTACATAAACTGCACTTGTTCCATAAACATAGTTACCATCACCCCATAGCAACTGATAAGTTGAATTAGAATTATTATTATAGTTAATTGTTACTTGTGAAGCTGTACCAGCAACACTTGCACTTCCTGCAATATTTGCATAAGCCACACGTACACCTGCTGGAGTAGCTGGAGAAACTTTAAGTTCCCAATAACTACCACCATCATAGTTCATGTACATATAATATGGAGCAGTTCCACCATAAGTATATGGAGCATCAGAAGCATATAATCTAGTTGAGTTTAATGCATATGTTGCATTTCCTGTAATGTTTATAGCCCAAGTTCCACTTACTCCTGTACCATCTGCAAATGCTAATTTCTTTGACCATGTGATAGCATCCACACTACCACCACCAACTGTTGCGTTAGCACTACTATAATCTAGAGCTAAGAAACCATGAGTATCAGCTCCTGCCCATGCAATCATAGTACCATAAGAATTCTGACCTGGTAATGCAGTTGGTGTAGTATTCCATCTTGCTGTTGATATTTGATAACCACTAGTAGAAGCACCAAATAATGTAGTTCTAAAGTTACTTGTTGTAAGAGCATCTATATTAGCAGAAGCTGCAAGTCTATCTCTTATTAACCCAGTATTTGATGTTATACTTGATACTGATGCAGCATTACCAGCGTTAGAAGCGTATGCAGCACTGTTAGCAGTAACAGCATTACCTGTAATTGAAATACCCCATGTTCCAGAAGCACCAGTACCAGTTAATGTTGGTGCGTATGAATTGTAGTTACCAGCATGTAAAACTTGATTGCCTCCTTGTTGTAACGTACCACTTGTTACGTTAACTGTTGAACCACTAATGCGTAAATTAGAATTAGATGCTTCTAAATTTAAAGTACCATAAACAGCTGTAGCTCTATTGTAAGCAATAATATAAGCTTCACCACCTGATACTCCAATCTCAGCAGCTAAACCTTCTGCAGCATTTCCATTATACCATCCAGTAAAACGACCCATACCACTTGTAGATATATCTCCACTAAAACTTCTTTGTGATGTTGTAGCTGAATTACCAGTGATGCTAATACCCCAAGTGCCTGTTGCTCCTGATCCTGTTAATGAAGGAGAATAAGAAGTATAATTTACTGAATCTAAAACAGTTCTCCAAGCTTGCCATGTACCATTATTTTTACCTCTTACAGCAATTTGTCCTGTTCTATAATCACCAAATATTTGATGTTGCCAAGGTGTACTATGTCTTTGAGAATATAATGCACCATCTGTTTGACCCAATAATGCTACGCCTGTATAACTTATACCATTACTATCAATTGTGTCAGGTGCTGTTGCAGAATTGGATCCTGTATTTCTAAATCCCCAATCATCAATTGTATCAGCATTTCCTGCGTTTGTTGCATATGTTGCAGTAGCAGCGTTACCTGTTGTACTAATACCCCATGTACCACTATTATAAATATAAGGAGTTTCATTAGAATGTCTTAGTCTACCACCATATATATAAACAGTTCCACCACCATTACCAAAATACATATCACCACCTGAATAATGATTAAAGTATATGTCATATCCAGTTGCACCTCTTGAATCTAAGTGTAAGTTACCATTAGAAGTTCTAATTCTAGCGTATGTTGTATCTGTTGACCAACCACCAAGATGCAACGCAGCAGCAGCATTGTATGTGCCAGCTCCATAAAGTATTAAGGCAGTAGCATCACCATTTACAATTGTGTTTGTAACGTTTGTGTACACACCATTTGTAACTGTACCTGCGTTACCAGAAACACTTATACCCCATGTTCCACTTGCACCTGTTCCAGTAAGAGTGGGAGAGTAAGAGTTATAATTAGCAGCAGTTAAAGCAATACTATCATTTACATATAATACACCAGAACTATTAATATACATTTTTCTAGTCCATGCATCACTATCTGTTTGACCTGCATAATAAAAAGCCAAAGTACCATCATTATGAATAAGCCAGTTACAATCTTGATTTGTACTTCTTAATACAATTGATGGATACTCTCCACGAATTGTAAATTTTTCTGGATTAGTTCCACCCCAGTTAGCATTGATTTGTAACTTACCTGTTATTGTACCACCTGAAAGTGGTAAAAAAGAAGTAGATGTATAAGCATTAGATCCAAGACCTAAAAAGGCTTGAACTTTAGCAGCTGTTGCAGAACGGTGATAATTATCTCCAAACTTTGCTATGATATGAGTTATTGCTCCTGTACTTACATCATCTGTTGTGTTTATGTAAGAATAAAATCCATAATATCCATAAATATGACCACTAGGATCTCTATATACTATTGTACTTCCTGTTGCAGGTACTGCTGGATTATTGTATCCTGAAATAGAACCTGTTGTAGCAGATGAACCTGTAACATTAATAGCCCATGTTCCTGAATTTGTAACAACTTGATCACCATGCCAATAAAGAATACCATCCATTCTCATTTCTAAGAACTTACCAAGAATACCACTAATGTGAAATGCTATACCTGTTGTAGTTTCATCATAAGATTCAGTCCAAAGAGCAGCAGTAGTATAGTTACCATTAGTCTGAGACTTTCTACTTTTTAGTGTTGAAGTAAATACTCCACTTGTTCCTATTAAAGCACCTGTAAGGGTTCCTCCTGCTAAAGGAAGTTTTGTAGGATCTGATGCTGTAACTGTAAATGATCTACTAGCTGATAAATCTTGTGTTACACCGTTTATTGTTAATGTTCTTGAAGGTGGAACATAAGCTGTTGAATCAACAGTTCCATCTGCTTTTAAGAATTGAGAAGATGTACCACCTGATTTAATTATTAAATTAGCTGTAAATGAACCTGCAATTTGCATGTCACCAGAAGTAGAGTTAAGTGCAGCAATAGGAGCAAAAGATTGTCTTCCCCATGTGAATCCTCTACCTGTATCTTCATTATTCATTTGCATTTTGATAGAGTAGTCAGTAACTGGTCCATAGTAGTACAATGAAGATGCACCCATACTTATTTTATATGCGTCACTTCCACTCCAGAATCTAAATCCATAACCATTACCAGCAGTAGCATCATAAAAATTATTTACATTACTACCATTTGGTGCTGAACCTGCTGTAGTTGCATAGCTTACAGATTGTGAACCAATGTTACCAGAATGTATAAACTCACGCCAAGTAAACCAACCAGCTTCTGTTCTTCTTCTAAAAAATGCCGTATCTGAAGCATAATCAAAAGCTAATTGAGTTCTTCTACTATAACTATTACCAACATTAATTGTTCTAATGTTTGGAGAAGATAAAGGTGGTGTGCCACTTGGGATAGGGTCAAATGTTACAAAACATTCTCCGTAATCTGAATCTATATTTCCAGTTAAAGTGGCTAATGTTTTTACAAATGAACTTGAATCATAACCATCTAAAGTATCTGCTTGACCAGCATAGCTTGAGTAATATGAATTACCTGTAATGCTAATACCCCACGTTCCTGACGCTCCTGTACCTGTTAAAGTTGGAGAATAAGAGTTGTAGTTAGCATCAGAAAGCATTGTAGCCCAACTTGCAGCTCCACTAATATTGGTAGATCTATATAATAATGGACCACCAATTAGTGAACCAAGTTGAAGATTATATCTACTATTAGCATCAGTAGAACTCCATGTAGGAAAAGAAATTAATCCAAAATCACCTGCAGGAACATTAACTCCATTAAAGAAAGTATAAGAACCTGCTCTCCATATACTATTAGCATTAGCTGTTCCAATGTAATTGTTAGCAAAATATTGAGCAGTACCACTAACATCAATCCCCCAAGTCCCACTTGCATTAGTACCTGTTAGGGTAGGTGCGTAATTATTATAATTTGCATCTGTTAATACCTCTGCCCAAGATGTCCATACTCCAGCATTAGTCCTACCCCTAACAGCCATTCTTTTAGTAGGGTCAGTATCTAACCAAATTTGTGCACCATAAACAGAAGTAGTACCTGACCATGTCATACCTAAAATATGACCATCATTACCTCCAGGCCCTAATGCTAAAGTGTGTATAAATGAATGACCTGATGCAGGCATTGCACTGTCTGCAGCAACAACAGTTCCTCCATTTGGACTTAATAAAGATGTAGCAGAACCTGTTGTAGATCCTGATGTATTGGCATAGTTAACTGACTGAGAAGCAATGTTTCCAGCATGTATGGCAGCATATCCACCTATTGTTGTACCAAGTAATAAAATAGCCATATTATTTAGTTTCTAGTTTTTTAATTTTATCTGATAATTCTTTTACTGCACCTATAAGTACAGTTGTTAAACGTGAGTAGTTAACACCTATGGCTTCTCCATTCTCATCGTATTGTACAAACTCTGGATATGTTTCAGCAACCTCTTCTGCAATAAGTCCTAACTCTTTAATAGTAGAACCAATTTTATTGTAAGCTACTGGTCTCAAATCTAATACTTTTTCTAAATTTCCAGTAATTGTGTTTATGTTTTCTTTTAACTTAAGAGAAGATGATTCTGTAAGTGCTCCACCAATAGTTAGATTACCTAAATAATCTAATGTAAGTCTTTGTAAATGAGTTCCACCTGGTTGACGCACAGCAATTCCAAATACACCTTCATAATTACTAGCACCTTTATATGCTCTTATTGATGCTCTATGATGATTTCCATCAGTATCAACAGTTGCAAATCCCATTTGTGCTCTTTGTCCACTTGTAGTTGATCTCAAAAGAAGAGCGTCAACAAAATCATCTAATAGAGGACTATGGTCAATTACTAGACCATAGTTATTACTAGTTGTAATTACATCACCAGCCTTAGAAACTTTACCTGCAATACTACTAGTTACTGTAGTTGCAAAGTTTGGATCATCTCCCAATGCTGCTGCTAATTCATTTAATGTATCTAAAGCACCAGGTGCAGCATCTATTAAGTTATTAATCTGAGTAGTCACATAAGCTGTAGTAGCATATCCTGCAGAAGCATGATTGCCCCAACCATATGCAGTATTCCATTGTGTAGAATTACCAGCTACTGTAGAAATTGTTCCAGTAATAGTAACATCACCTGAATTAGTTAATGAAAGTTTTCTAGTTCCATTCCACTGAATAACAAAGTCAGCTCCAGCAGCACCTCCTGAACGAGTCATACCAAGTCTCCAATGATCACTATACCATCCATATTCATGACCAGAAACTAAGTCATCTGTAGTATATGTAGATGGTATATATACTGCAACTTCTCTTCCTTCACTACCTGTTATGGTAATTGGAACTGAAGTTGTAGCACCTCTTCCTGTAACTGATGCTAAAGTATCTGTGTATGTTGTTAAATATGCCTGAGATTGTACCCACGATTGAGTTGCAACTGCTGCACTGTTAAGTGTTAGAGTAGTAAAGTTTGTTTGTGATGTAGTTGCAGAATTACCAGTAATATGTGTAGCAAGAGCTTTATAAGGAACTGTTTGTATTAATGTACAATCAGATAAATCTGCGTCTGTCCAAGTCCATCCTGTGGTATAAGAATCAGCAGAGTTAGAAGAGAATACACTTTCTACATACATTTTTGCCCAATATCCAGGATCAGGTAAATGAATAATTACAAAACCATCTGAACTTTTAGCAAGAGTAATTATAGGAGACCATGCACCATTAGAAATAGCATTTCTACTGTAGAACTCACTATTGTAATAATGCCAACCAATAGATAAAGAAACCATTTGAGAAGCTCCATATCTAAATCCTTTAATGTTTACAGTAAAATCTGAACCTCCATAATTCCAAGGAATATTTGTTTTTATCTTAAATTGAGTAGGAGTAACTCCTGTATTCAAATCAAGAATACCCATTGAAAGTTTTTTTGCACCAACAGACGCAACACCTGTAACTCCTAACTTTTCACTTATATTAAATGAACCTGTAAGATCAGTTATATTTGTATTAATACGTAGTCTTTCAACAGATGCAGTTTTAAATATAATTGTGTTAGGATTAGTTGCTCCACCTCCTGCTACATTTATAGAAGAAACATATCCATTTGTTGATCCTGCAAAAACAGTTCCTGTAGATGCATCAGCTCCACTACCCAATATACTATTGTAAGGATAAACACCACCACTAAAAGAACTTGCTGTTACTGTACTTAAAAAAGTAGCAGAGTACCAAGGATAAGTTGCGTTACCTAAATTTTGTGCTGAATAAGTTCCTACGCCATTTGTTGAAATAATAACGCCTGCACCAAATCCAAAACCAATATCATTACCATTAGTAGCGTTATCATAAATACCACCACTTGTTAATATTGTTCTGTTGTTTGCTGTGAAAGATGTAGCGTTTACAGTTGAACTGAATGTCGCTGCACCTGTTGAAGCAATTCTTAATAATTCTGCACCATTATTGCCATTTCTAATTTGTAAAAACCCAACACCATTTTCAGATAGTTTACCTATTGAGTAATCTGTACCGGGGCTTGAGTTAAAAAATACACCACCAAATGAAACATTAGCCCCATCTGCATTAGTATCTCTTATATTCATCAATGCACCACTATTAACAGGAGGAGTACCAATAGCATAAAACTGAGTATTTGATACAACTTGACCTGTAAACCTACCAGTTCCGTTTACATCTAACAAATATGAACCACTTGCAGTTGTACCCAAAAGTAATTGACCACTTGCAGTCAAAGTCATTCTTTGTGTAAATGTTACTGCATTACCCGCAGTTCCACTTGGAGCGTTTGACCACTGATGTTCGCCTAAATATTGAGAGTATCTTGTAGAAGCCAATCCTGTATTTTTATACAAAGGACTTCCTGCCCAATTATAATAATAATTTAAACCAACTGATATTGAATTGTAAAGATTTGTTGCATTTTCAGTCCATATAATACCATTAGCACCTATTTCTAAAACACGAGAATCAGAATAAGCGTTTAATGGTGTAACTCCTAAACCAATTGTGGTTGCGTTTTCTTGTAACAAAGAATTTCCTAAAGCACTTGCTCCTGTAAACTTTGGTAAGTAATTAGTAGTTCCCGTACCTGTAATAGGATTTGTTAAAGTTGATGTACTACCATCAGCCATTAAATATTGGGTAGATGTACCTCCACTTTTAATTAATGATACTGCTGTAAATGTTCCACTTGATTCCCAATTTCCATACAATGAGCCACCATAAGAGCCACCATAATTAACTCTAACAGACCATCCACCTAAATTATTTAATAACCCAAATCCATCTCCATCCCAATAAACATATCCTTTTGTTGTCCCTTCATATCCTTTTTTAAATAATAAAGCACCACCAGTAGCTGCTGCTGATGATGTAACATTCCAATATGAAGCATTAGATGCGTAAAAGTTTGTATCGTAGAAATTACTTTTTAATCCTGTTGTTGCAGAAGTAAGTTCAAAATTACCACCTGATGTGACAGTTGAACCAAATTCTGCTATACCTGAACCATATAAGTTAATAGCATTAACAGTACCCGCAGCATTACTAATCCTTATTGCAGGTAAACTATTACTTCCATTTTGAATATATAAACCATAACCAGTAGCAGATGTGTTTTGAAGATAACCTACAAAATAACCTGCATTTGATTTAGTTGCATTAAATACCTCTCCACTTTGTAATCCTGCATTTGAAAAACTTGTTGCGGTAACTGAAGATGAGAATGTAGCTGCACCTGATGGACCAATTGCCATACCATTTGAAGCAGTATTGCAACCAAAATAGGCAAATGTACCATAAGCATCTATAACAGCTGTTCCATTTGTGTTTTGTCCAATAGAAAAAGTTCCTATATTATATACTGTACCAGTTCTTGTATGGTTTCCTGTTAAAGGAAGATATAAACCAGCATGATTACCCCAGCCAAAAGCTGTATCCCAATTTGCATTATTATATCCTGATACAGAAATTGTAAGTTCTTGAGGACTTGCACTACCATTAGCTGTAATACTAATACCACTTCCTGATACAAAATTAACTGTATCTAATCCTACAGCTGTAAGTTTTTGTACTCCATCAACTTTCCAATATTTGAATGTTGAATTCATTGCAACTTTTGCAATTCCTGCAGAAGGATTTGTTACATCAAAACCTGAATCTTCATCAAATTGTAAAATATTTATTCCACTATAACTTTCTGTTGCAGTTCCAGCAATATTTACTTGCTGTACAGAAATTGTTGGAGATGGAATTTGAGAAATTGCTGTAGTTACATATGTTTGAGTAGCATAAGTGTTTGAATCTATGCTACCATCTGCTTTTAAAAATTGTACTGAAGTTCCTCCTGCTTTAACAAAAGAGTTACCTGTAATATTGTATGCACGCAAATCTGCATATGCAAAAGATCCATGTGATGTATCTATAAAAGGTGATGCATCTGGTTCAGGTGTATATCCTTTAAAGAATTTCCATGTGTTATCTGTTGCATCTCTAAATAAACCAGTGTGTGCGTATGTACCATCATTGTAACCACCTGCAAAACCAAGATCTGGATTTACTGATGTTTTTGCTCTAGCAGTTCCACCAGAAACATAAAGACCAACTACACCAAATGCAATTGTAAATGAGTTTGTAGATACTGCAGTAATAGTTTGATTTGTCAAGTTGTAAACACTTGGGTCTACACCTGAAATTGTAACAAGCATACCTGCAGTATAGTTATGTGATTCCAGTGTAGTATATACTACTGTGGATCCATTACCTACAACGTTTGTAATTGTTGTTTGAATACCATTGTTCAGATAAATCATATTATCTGAAACTGATAAGTTTTGGGCGTTTACAATTGTGCTTGTACCACCAATTGTTAAGTTGCCTGCAATGTTAATGTCACCACCAACATATAAATTTTTTGTAATACCAACACCTCCATTAACAACAACTGCTCCACTTGAAACTGAAGTTGATTGGGTGGTGTCAGAAAATGTTTTAATACCAGCAATACTTTCGTTGCCAGTTGTATGAACTACATTTGCATCATTTGCTGCAGTGTATCCTAAAAGAGTTGCAACTGATTTTGGTTTGTATAAACTTGTAGATGATTCATATGCTATTACATAATTGTTTTGAACGCCATTTTCTACATAATCATGTAGTTCTTTCATTTCAAAACCATTCTGTACTTTTACAAAGATCTCACCATTGTTTGTGTTTACTCTTGTAACAACACCAATAAATACTAAGTGTGCAGGAGCAGAAGGTTTGTTTAGTAAACCATAAATTAAATTTCCACCAGTACCTAACCAAACAGGATCACCAGCGTTTGCACCATTTGTATTTAAACCTGCAAGTAGACCTTCTGTCAAAACTCTTGCCATACCGTTTGTAGAAACAGTAGACATCAAAAGACCTATTGTCTTAGAAGATGTAGATTCAGAAGCATTAGATGCTAAACCAACAATCATGTTAGTTCCATCTGCACCTGTTACATAAACAGCTTGGCCTTTATTTATTGCCACACCTGCTTTTACTTCATGACTTAAAGAATCAGAAGAAACAAAACTTGGAAATGTTTGATATGCACCAGTACCATCTATGTACTGAGAAACTGTTCCAGTAGGATTGTTGTATTTTGCATCAAGAGCTGCCTGTAAATCTGTTTGAGTAGAAAGTGTTCCAGTAATGGAACCCCATGTGATAGATGATACACTAATTGTACCATCAATACCCACAGATAATCCTGAACCTATCTTAACACCACCCAATACAGATGCAGACGCAATACTTAATGTAATCGTTACATCACCAGTACCTGGATTTACACCAGTTGAAGATAATGTCAAGCCCGTTCCAGCAATGACTTTTGTAATCAAAGCTGAACCTGAAGTAGTAGTGTTTATATCACTTCTTATAATGTTCAGAGGTCTTATCTGAGACTTCCTAACTAGAGTTATTGACATATCTTAAGTAATTATAATTTTTTTTATGGTATTGTTATTTTGTAATCAACAGTCAACAAATCATCAGTTGCAGGAGGTGTGAAAAATTGGATCATGTTTGGACCAACTTCATCATAATCATATCCTGCACCAAGTGTTTGTCTAATACCATTAATGTACACTCTTGTGCTATCAGGCACGTATATACTTCTTAATTGAAAAGCTGAGTTGATACCATTTCTAGTACCAACAATATCATAATCATAATCAGTTATGTCTACAATTGAAGACGCGTCTGAATAGACATTACCATTTATATCAACTTTTAAAACACCAGCATCTAAAGAAGTAAAAGCAACAGAACCATTGACAGCTAATCCGCCAAGAGTTAAGCTTAATGTTGTGATGTTATCATTTGCAAGTACTTGGTCTATACCAATACTAGAAGACGCAGCACCAAGGTCAGAAAGCATTTCAATTGCTGTTCTGAATTTAACACCTTTGGTGGAAGGGTCATAAACTAAAAATTTGTCAGCCACAATTCCCAAGTTAGGGAGATTGTGAACTGACAGCATTCCTCTTATTAATAAATCTGCTTCTACTCTACGACTCATGTAAATATTTTTTTGTGTCTAACACATTGTTTTGTTATATTATCTGATTAGATAATAACAACCTTGAACTCATTCAACATTGGTGGAAGTGCAAATATTAATTGAACATCATTTGCTGTTGTAGCAATAACTTCACACTCAATTAATTCTGCTGGGAAATTTGCTTCAAAAACTTGAACATGCACATTATCCCCTTTTCCATGATTAATATTAAATACAGTTGCAATACCATCACCAATAAGTGTAGAATACTTTAATGTTGTAGTATTTACAGCAGTAACGTGACCAAAGGTATCAACACTAATATTTTGTATAACTTGGCTTAATACATTTGAAGTTGTAGCTGCAGTTGATGTATCTGTGTGAGCTACAGTAACTTGACCACCACTTACTGTTACAGTAATACCTGCACCAGCTACTACGTTAGGTGGATCATTTGTAGTTAAGATGTTATAGAATGTTGAACCATCAGTAGTTAATTGCCACTTGTCAGTAGTTTCATTCCAAATTAAAGAAACATTTGTTAATGTTCCACGTTCAACTTCAATACCAGCATTTTCTGTAGGAGCAGATCCTGTATAGTTACTGTTTAATGTGACAATATTATCAGCAAGAAGTACAGTTTCTGTGTTTACAGTTGTGGTAGTTCCGTTTACTACAAAGTTAGCATTGATAATAATTTCAGAACCATTGAACTGAATAGGCGAGTTCTTTAAGTTACCAGCTGCACCATCCCAAATAGGTAAAGTATTATCACTCAAGTTAGCTGCATTTTTAAATGCTACACTTGGAGTAGAACCTTCACCACCAGAGTTTGATACAGTAATACCAGTACCAGATGTAACACCTGCTACATAATCACCTGTAGTATCAGTACCAAGGGCAACACTATTTGCTGCAATTGTAACTGCTACTGTTAATGCTCCAGAAACATATGCTGCTGTACCAGTAACATCACCTGAAAGATTAATGCTATTTAAACTTTTTTGTAACTTACCAAGAGATGTAATAACAGTGTCAGCACTAGTGATAGCTGCTGCTGTTCCTGCAACAGAGTAAGTTGTTAAGGTTCTGTCAAGTACTAAGTCTATGACTGTACCTGTGCTATCTTTCTTGGTTAACCAACCATTTAAGATGTAGGCTTTTACAAAACCTTCACTTGGATTACTAAATGTAGCACCATTGAGTTCAGGAAGCTGTAAAGGCACTAAGAATTTTGATGCCATAATATTTTATGTTTATATGTTAATTGTTACAAATTTATATCAGAACAGGCATTTCTGAAGAAATGGCGTCCTCTACTATAATATAAGAAATAATCCAGAAATATCTATAAAATACTTGCATAATTTGAGAATAACTAGTCACAATTTGTGACCAGTTGCTCAATTACTGCTTACCTTTCATTTGATCTATGATGTAATTAGGATTTATTGTGTTCCTTATATTTTTAATACCAGTCAAATCAATGATGTCTTTTCCTACTTTAGCATCTCCTTTTTCATATGCTCCATACTTACGTCCATAGAATGCATCTTTCCAAACTTCTTGGTAGAATTCACTATCATAAGCTGGATCAGGTTCTTCTCCACCATTGATTGTCATTGCAACTCCATAGTTTAAAGCGTGAGATGCAAATTTTTTAACTGTTTGTAATTCTCTAAGGTATGTTGTTGCTGTGGTAAAGTTCTTAATATACTCATCTCCTCCAGCTCCTACAGGCCACATTGCTAAAGTTTCACCCTTAACACCCCATAAAAGTCTAATAGCATTACCCTCAAGCATACCTAATTCTTCATCCTCATCATCTTTTTTACGCACATACATCAGTGCCATTCTACCAAGAACTGCAAGAATTATCATTGCAATCATATCTCTTCTAGCCTGACCAACCTTTTTAGTTAAGAACTGACCCATTTTATTTTCAGTATTTTTACTCATTGCCGTACTACCAAGTAGCAAATGCTTAGCAACTTCTTTAGAGCCGAATGATTTATTAGCTAACATCAATGCTCTCCAATAACCCATTGCTGCCTCAGAACCTTCCCAGTTAGCACGTAAGTAACCAAATCTATTAAGTAGTTGAGGTACAAGATACTTTCTAAAGAAAAACAACATTTTACCTGCAATATTTTCTTCTACTTTTGTTTGGTCAGCTTTTGCGTAGTTACCTTGAGCACGTCTCATTTCAGAATAGATTGTATTTTTTATTCTGTTTTCATCTTGCTGTGTGTACTCTACATCTTTTCTTCTTATAAGCATTCCATCTTTATCTTTGATATAGATTTCATGCACAGGAACATATACATCATTTCCTTGTTCATCTTTCTGATAAACTGGATTACCTTCAGCATCATGCTTTTCTATGACCTTAAACTTATGGTGATTCATAATAGCATACATTACTGTTACTGCAATTTCTGTATCTCCTTTATCTTGCATCATAAATCCAAGTTCTTGAACATTGGTTAATTTGCCAGCAATTCTACGTCCTTTAGAACCAGTTACTTCTGACACATACTTAATGAAATCTTTCTGTGCAGGATTAAAGAAACGATACAACATAGTGTCTTTGTTTACATCACTTACTCTACCCCAATCTCCAAAGTATTGGTGTAAGAAACCATTGTAACCATACACCTTCTTTTTAGCCCACATGTAATCATCTCTACCATACTTATCACTATCCATACCACCCGCAGCAATAAATGCTTGTACGTTACCTGATACGTAGTTTTTAGTTTGATTGACAACATCAAAACCAATTCTGATTAAACTTGTGTATGCAAAAACAGCATTCATTCTTTTAGCAAGTGCTCTGCTTATTTGTTCTTTTGTTTCAGCTTGACCATATAAAAACTTTTTACGTTCAAACTGTAAGATTTCAATTACGTTGTTTAGTTGTGCTAAACGTTTTCTCATATCAATCTCAATATCTTTACCACTTGCTTCATCTTTTACAATCATTGGTTTATCTTGTGCAATCTTCTTTTGAAGTTGTTCAGCAAGTAATTCTAAATGCTCAATATACATATCTGCTTGAGGAGCAACCTCTTGCATTGCAATATTATAATGTGCTTCAGTAGCGTATTTTATTACAGCTCCAATTGCATCTTGAGTTTGTATATTCTCTGGTAATTGAGTTGTAAATCTATGTCTAATTTTAGAACCATGACTACCAAAGATATTCTCAACAGAATCAACAGCACCAACTCTTCTAACATTTCTATCCACAAACTTTTCAAACTCATCGCTTACAGCTTGTTTTAAACCTTTACCTTTTAAGTTTTCAATTGTAGATGCACTATATCCAGGAACCATGTAACCAATTTTAACTCCTTCAATTCTTGCTTGAAGATTAAAAAACATCTTCATAGTATCATTGTAAAAAGAAAAAAGTTCTTCATCTTTCATCAACTCATTATACTTAGGATTAACATTAGCAGAATTCTGATAAGCAGGATCAACTACATAATGTCCATCACTATTCTTTTGAATTGCTTTTGGCATTGGCATACCATCAGGTGATTTTAAAAAGTCTGGATTTTTAGATGTTTCTTTTAAACGTTTTATCTTATACTTAGGATGAGGCACAGTCTCCATGTATTCTTGTTCAACAGCAGGAGCTGGCATCTTCTCATAATTATAATTTTTAGGTTGTCTATTATTTCTAATATCATACCCAGTAAGAATGCTATCATATTTGTTATCATGATGCATGTTATACCATTTTTCAAAATCAACTTCTTGTTGTCCAAATTGTCTTTCTTCAAAGATCAATGCTTCTTCAGCTTCTTCAACTGCTTTCTTATCACCAGATGTTCTAGCAACTGCAAGTTTGTTTTCAGCTTCAATGATTGAATTCTTATGAGCATACAAAGATTTTACTTTAACTTCAAAGGCGTCATTGTAAGAGTCACTAAGTTTTAAAGCAACAATGCGTTTAATACTTTGTGTAATATCACTTGAACGTTTTTTCTCTTCTGGTGAAAGTCTTCCTGCAGTTTTACTTTTGCTTGTAATAATATCTTCAATTTTTGCATCAAGTAAACTTAACTCATCTATCTCTATCTGACTTAAATACTGTGGTTTAATTCTACCACCTATTTTGTAAGGATTTAAGATGTTTCTTCTTTGCTGCATTAAATCTGTAATCTCAGGATCTGAACCAAATAACTCAGCACGTGCTTCATATAAAGCAGCTAGTTCTTCATACCATTCACTCTTAGGTCTAGTAACAGTATTTCTTTTCTTCCACTTTTCCCATTCTTCTGGAAACTCAGTTTCATATTTAGTTCTAGCGTTAAACTCCATTCTATCATAGTATGACTGATTTACATCAAACTCAAACAGGTTATTAAACTCTGCCATAAGTTCTGCATACTTTGGATTAGTTTCTTTTACACTAGCTCTAAGCTTTTGAATCTCAATTTCAATCTCTTGAAGTCTATCAAAGTCGTGTTCTTCTAGTAACACTTCATTACCTTTACCTACTTGATATGTAATTACTTCAATCTCCAAATACATTTCTTGTATTTGATTTCTGATTTCAAGAGGTATGTTTAATTGAAGTTCATAAAACTTTTCATTATAAGGAAGATGACAGTTTTCCATCATCCACTTTATATAATCATTTTGTTCTTTATTCTTTTTTGCAATAGCATCTAATAAAGATTGTTTGTTTACTGCTTCTTCTGGAGTTTTAACACTTGTGTTATATACAGTTTTAGCAGTTTCAATATCTTTATTTAACTGTTTTATGTTTGCACTAAACTGTTTATATGTGTTTTCATAATCTTCACTAAATGGTCTAAGCATAAATAACTCACTTATCTCTTCTACTTCACCATTTTCTTTTGTTATAGTTGACCTTTTACGTTCAGATAATTTTGCATTTATATCTTCAACAGACATTCTTTGCAAAAGCTTATCACGTTTTTGGTCAAACTTTAATGCAGCTAAATCATTTTGTAAGTTTAATCTTGCAATTCCTTCAGCATTTTTAAGCATCATTGTAAATGCTGATATTTCAATTCCACTATTTGATGCTGAAGCAATAAACTTGTCCAACATTAAATTTTGCATCCAACTGTTTGTGTTAAAAGCATTTGGTGAACCTAAATATAAATCACTAGTTGAGTCAGTAATACCATTAATGTATCTTTCTAATGATTCACGATCACCACTAAGTCCTCCATCTATAATGCTTTGTTTTGTAAGTATCTGTCTTTCAAGCTTTTCAAGTTCATGCATAAGTTCAGGACTTCCAGGTCCCATTCTTTCTGCAAGTTTTTGTTTATAATCCTTGCTCATAAAGCTTAATAAAGAAGATTTAATAGTTTGACCTATACCTAATGCTTTACCATTCTTCAAAGCATCATACTCTTTTTGTAAAATTAAAAGTTGTGCTTGAGTCGCTTCTTTTAAATCTTTGTTTACTTCTTCAAATACTTTATCTCCAATTGATTGTAATACTTTTACAGAATTAAACATTGCTGCTTTACCAAAGTTAGATTGGATTCTTTCTTTATCAGCTTCAATACCAGATATAACTTTCATGATATTGCTATCAACTGTTATGTTATTTTCAGGATTGCTTCTTGCTTCATCAGTAATTTCTTTTATAATATCAAGTACAACTGATAAAGACTTTGATTTTTTATATGCTTCAGATATCTGAGTTCCTTCTTTTGTTGTTAATGAGTTTCTATCTAATTTAAAATTTGCAATTGACTCATCTGACAACGCTGCTAACTTTTGAAAGTCTGCTGCTGTTGCTTCAATAGCAAGGGCTAAATTCTTAGAAAATCTCAAGTTCTCAGAAGATACATTTTGAATTGTATTTAAGATTGCTCTAAAATCTTGTAAACTTTTTGTTCTAGCTTCAAGCATTTCTTGCAATCTTGGATTCTGTTTTTCTTCAGGTGCATTTTTTAATTCCTGAATTCTTTTATAAGTTTCATTAATTTCATTTTCAATAGCATTCTTCAATACTTTCTTTAATGCTTCATCATCTTCTTTTCTAGGTTCAAACTCAAGAGTCTTTGCCTTTTTTGCAATCTTTTCTTCTTCTTCATTTTCTGTGGTTGGTATTTCATTATCAACTACAGATCTTAATTGTTTTAGATTAGCAGCATTCATTGTATCAATGTTCTGCCATTTAGCATCATCTCCTGGTACAGGAACTACAGCAGCATAACTGTAGTAGTTTTCTTCTTCAAATACATGAATTGTAGAACCTAAGTATTTCTTGTTGTCATCTGTTTGATACATCAAAGCAACAATTGATTTGTCTTTTACATCAATGTCAGACTGCATAAGAATATTTTCATAAACTTTAAGTTGTAAAGTCCATGTATCATATGCTGTTCTACTTTGTTTACCAAATGATGGAGATGTACCTTCTTTGTTTGATATTGCAAATGACTTATGTGCTAAGTCAAGAAAAGCTAAATCTGGATTTGCTTGTGGTACTCCACCTGGAGGTGTTTCCATTAAACTCTTAACCTTTTTTGTTTTAAAGTCAAATATGTTTACACGTCCTTGACTATCAATTAATAACAAATCTAAACGTCCAAGTATCTTAGAACCTGTACGTGTAGTACCCATTACTGTAATCTCAGGTAATATTTTAAATCCTCTATCATTATATACAGAAATGTTCATGGCTAATTGTTTTGCCATTTCAAACATGTCTTTCTCATTTAGATTTTCTATAAAGAAAGGATTCTTCTTAGTATAGTTGTCATAAGTTTCTTTAAAGAAATCCTCATCTAGAATATTATGAATAGCACTATCTAGTTCTAAAGACTTTAACTGTGCAACCTCTAATACCTCATGCATAAATGTTCCAAACAACTTAAATGCCTCATACTCATGAGGATCTATTTCAGCACCTGTAAAATCTGCAGAACCAATAAAGTTAGAAACACTGATAGTCTTAATAATAGGCATACCAGATTTTGCTAACTCAATATTCTTTCTAAGAAACTCTTGGTATGAATCATTCATTCCAATTAGTTTATCATAGGTAACTCTTTGTTTTGGATTAGCATCTAGTTTTTGCTTTTCCAAAGATGTTCTTTGCTGTATAGCTCTCTGTAATTTGAACTCATCAGAAGATCTAGATACCTGCTCATCTTTTTCTTGAATCTTAAGCTTACTTAATATAGCTTCAGCTTGTTCAATTGAGGGCGTATTGTTACCATTTAATGTATAAGCTGTCATAGCCTGACCTTCACCTAGTTTTGCAACCAGTTCTTTCCACTCAGGACTATTTGGATTTGGACATGTATTCATATTATAAGCACTTAATTTTTTCTAAAATTTGTTCATTTGACATTACTGCTCTTAGATTAACAATTACACCTTGCGCAGCAGTTTTGAATTCTTCAATTGACATGCGTTTACTGCTTTCATTATAAAGAGCATTTACAACACTATCTGTAAGTTCTAAATTCTCCATATCTATTTCTAACTGAGATTTAGATACAGTTTGTTTTACTGTAGATTCTGGTAGCATTGCTACTGTTTCTTCAGACTTTTTAATTTCTGGTGCAATATACTCTAATTTTTTCTTACCTGAAACATAATCCATATAAGTTTTAGCTGCCTCTTTTGTAAAGCCAATTGAACTTAAACTGCCTGTTGTCAACTGATCTGGGATCAATGTATATTTTGCAGTATACCCTTGGTTTACATATTCACCTTTACCAACTATAGAGTTAATAACGCTTTTGCCAAAACTGTTATTTTCAATTTCACTGTCAACACCGTTTAACAAATACTTTTTAAAACCAACAGAGATTATTAATGGGAAATTGTATTTGTTTGTAAACTTATCAAATGTGATAGATACCTTTTTACCAATCTCATCCATTGTTTCTTTTGTTGCTTCCTTTATGTCTTTTGGAACATCCATGTTAAATATAATTTCTTCAACAGGTTTTTGATTTTCCTCAGATAATAATCTAAAAGTTTTAGCATTTTTAAGTTCTTGACCTGAGAATCTATTCAACACATTGTTTAAGATATTTCTTCTTGACGTTTCACTTTGTTCAGCATCAAAATTAAATGACTTCATTATGTTAGACATAAGACTTGAAGAAAACCCTGTTGCAATTTTAATATTTGAATTACCAACTTCTTTTGTTGCAGCATAAGCCATCTGTAAAAACAATTGATCAAAGAACTCATAAACATCTTTGTCAGTAGCTTCTTTACCAATAAGATCTTTTATAACGTCAATAAGTTTATTTTTATCTCCTTTTGTTTCTTCAAGTTTAGAAATAAAACTATCAATGTAGTTTGATAAAGGAATCATCATTCCTGGATCTAAATATTGTAAGAAAGAACCAGCTTTATATTGAAGACCTGTCTTTGCTAATTCATGATAAAATAGTTTTTTAGTAAACATGTTTTCATTTCTCAATAAGAAACTAGCATCATCAGAAATTTCATCAGATAAGTTTCCAGAGATTTTAGACTTGTTTATCATCTTAATACTTCTTTCATTAACATATCCACCTGATGTTAAGAACGCTTTGTTTTCAGAAATATCTGGTCTTAAAAGTTGCAAGAACTTATTATTAGAATACTTCTTTTGAAATTCTTCTAATTGTTCAGGAAGTGTATTTGTAAACCAGTACTCAGGTGTAAACGTATCAACTAAATTCTTATCATCTTGTTCAATAAGAGCATCCATGCTTGTTCCTGTTTTTCTACTACCAGGCATGTTTTTCTGATATTGTTTTAATGCAACATAACTTGTAATAACTTTTGCAATGTTTGCTTTATCAACAAATACAGAATCAAATGCTTTCTTAATTGGAGCAAAGAACTGAGTTCTTTCTAAAAATAACTTTGAAGCTTGTTCATTTAAATCTTCTAGTGCTTCAAATAATTCTGGCCAAACTTGATTTTCATCAAATATTTTTTCTACAGATTCTGGTGTAAAAATACTTTCTTCACCACGTAGTGTTTTTATATTTTCAAAAAGTCTATCAAAGTTTGTAAAAGATGGATTTAGTTTTTTAAACAAATCAATCATTGAACCTGCTTTTCTTATACTATAAGTTTGGTTAGCTTGATCCTTATACAATTGTAATAAGATAATCTTTTGTTCAGCATCAGTAAATTGTATTCTATTTGTTGTCTCTTCTAGATCAGTTGCTTTATCTGTAATATCAATCATAGCTGATACTTCAAAACCAATTTCATCAGCACGTAATGTGTTCTCTAAAATAGATTTTGTATTCAACTTACCAGCTTTAAAATCTACTACTAACTTTTCTTTGTTAAGAATGATCTTATAAGGATTTGAAGATGGATCAATTAAACCAGCTTTAATTAAGTTTGATAATGCATCTTTGTTTGATGTAGCTATATCTTTAATTTGATTACCAATCTCTTTACCAAGATATGTGTAACTTGTTGATAATGATTCTGTTATTGCATATTTACCTGCTTGTACTTCTTGTACAGCTTTTCTAATTTCTGGTATGAAGTTAAATGCAATTGCAAATTCAGGAGATAAACCTACACCTATCATTGCTAGAGTAATTCCAGTATTTACTTCATTCATCTGCAATACAGCAGGAATTGGTTTTTTTGCACCATCTGCAAACATACCAAGTATGTTACCAACCACAGCAATTACACGTTCATTATCAGCATTTATTGTACCAAATTTGTTTAAATAAACTTGCTCAAGATCTGCATTTTTAAAAGACCATATAACATTCTCAGACTTAAGTCCAAGTCCATATTGAGAAGCAAGAGCTACAAATTTGTTTGTATTAGCTGCAATACCAATACCATCTTTAAACATTGATGTATCAACCTTTGATGCAATAACAGCATCTGGTGTATACATATTATACATTGTAGAATACTCATCTAAGTTAAGACCAAAATTATCAACAATTTGCTCAAATCTTTCTATTGAAGAACGTTCATTAACATAAAGATATTTATATACAACTTCATTAGACATGATGTCTAGTTTAGATTGCAAGTTTAAATTTTGAAATATTGGACGTACAGACAATGCATAGTTAGGATTTGCTTCAAATGCTTGTGCGCTTGCTGGCAATCCCATTTTACTAAACACATTTAGTATTGCAGTAGCTTTTAAGCCACCATCTATAAAACGATTTGCTCTACTTACTTGTCTGCCATACTCATTTTTTTGACCACGTTTTTCTACTAACTCTTCATTATATTCACCAACTTCTTTTCCTAGTGCACGTCTATCATCTAATGCACTTCTATCTGAAGGATTGATTTCATTTCTTTTAATTGCATCAACAAATTCTTCTCTTGCTTCATCTCTTATGTCCATTAATTCTTTAATGTCACTTTTGTTGCTTTCATAAGATTCTTTAAGCTCAGAAAAATTCATTGCACCATTAAAATCAGACTCATCAAATCCAGAATGATAAAGAACATCTAAAACATTCTCACTAACATCATAAGAAGTTTCATTTAATAACTTTTTGATTTCCTTTTTAATCAAAGGTCTCATGTCTTGATCCTTACTCATGTACTGAACAAATTCAGCAAACTTGTTTAGATTAGTATTTTGACCACCTTCATATTCACCATATAATTTTGGATTACCTGATAAATCAAAATAGTGTGCAAATGTTTGGCTATATAAAGCATCAACGTCAAAGTCAGAACCTGCAAGTAAATGTACAAGATGAGGAAGTATAATACCATTTAAGTTTGAACTATCCATAAAGTCCACTACTTTAATAGCAACCATTGAACGTTTATCTTCTGTAGGAATACGCACACCAAACATCTTTAAAAGATTTTTCATATAGAATGCTTCATGCTCTTTACTTTTAAATAAAGGTTTAGGCATAATTGCTTCTATAAAATAAGTCTTAACTCCTGTCTTTTTGTCTATCTCTATACTAACTCCTAAAGGTCTTTCTTTTAATAAACCATATCCTTCAGGATTATTTTTATAATTTTCAGTAGAAACAACTTCATTATTTTCATCTGCAAGAACATTCATTCCCCAAGATGAAATATGTATACTTTTAGTTCCAGAACCTTTTTCATCTGTAACATGTTTAGAATACTGTGAAAAGAAATAGTACTCTAGCATATTACGTATACCTGGCAAGTTTGCACTATGAACAGGTTTACCAGAAGCATCAAGATCAAATAGTTTTAATGTTGCTGTATTAGCACCTTGTTCTTCTAAACTTGCACTTATAAGTTCAAAGATTTTACCAACTTGGAAATCTCCATCTTTACGTAATATTGTTTTTAATGTTGCAAGATTAGATTGACCAATTTTTTTAAGACTTGATTGATACTCTACAAGTGTTTCTGTAATCTTATTTAAAGCCTTCTCTTCGCTTGCAGACATCTTAATGCCCTTAGCTTTGATTAATTCATTTAAGTTGATTACATCAGCTGCTATGAGCATTTTACTTTGTACAGAAAACTTAGCTTTATCTTTAACACCAGAGGTTTCTACTTGTAAAAACTTGTACTTGTTATCTATATCCATAGATGATAAAGCAAGATTCAAATAACCATCAGTCTCATTGATCTTTTCAGCTGCAGAAAAATAGTCTAAAGGTAATCGTGTAGCATTTTTAGATGCTGTTGTATCCATTAATTGATCAATCTGATGATACTCCATAGAATTCAAAAGATCATGTAACACCTTACGATGTGGTAATGGTCTAAAGTATTCATGAATATCTTCAACAGTTTTCTTTATAACAGTATCTAGAGATTCAATTTGATTGATTTCTTTTGCCTTTACCAACTCTTGTCTTTCAGCACGCAATGAATACAAGTTCATGTATAAACCATGTAAAGTATCTTGAGCTTGTGTCAAAGATTGATTACTTTTAGGAACAATTATACTTACATCAAGTCTATCAATAAGATTTTCTGATTGTTTATGATAACTATTTCTTGAAGCTGTAATTGTTTTCTTAGGATTGTTTACAACCTTACCTGCTTCCATCATGCGTATTTCTGTTTCAGAAAGCGTGCGATAATGTTTAGCTATAAGAGAATATAAAATATCAGAACTTAGTCTACCCATTGAATCATGCATATCAATTTGATGCATTAAAGTAGTAATACTCTGACCATCAAATATATCACGCATGGTTTTTTTAGATCCAAACTCTGATAACAATTGTTCTTTTATTTCAGATGATTTTATTGTAGTGTCATTTATAATAGCTTGTTTAGAATAATATGGTCCATATTCTGGATGATTATCACTTATAAATCCTTTGATAGTATTTAAATATGCTACTCTATGATATCCTTCTTTCATTGTGCTACCTGCAGCAAGTAACTTTTTGTTACGCTTAAAGTAGTCAGTTGAATCTTTGATATTCATTGCAATATCACCATCAATTATTTCATTAAAATATAAAGCATTCATCCAGTTGTTAAAAAAGAAATCAGTAGCTAATCCTTCTAGATTTGCATTTTGAATTTTATCTTTTGAAGCACTGTATGTTTCTTCAGTAGGTTGATAAGCATTGCTTAGTAATGTTTCAGGTACATTGTTTACAACAATTTTTGTAGGTATAAATGCTGAATCATAGTATGTGATAGGTGCTTTAGGTTCTCCTGTTCTAGCATCTATCTCTAGTTTACCAGATGAATAATGTCTAACAATGGTTTTTTTAGTAAGAACTTTTAAATCAACTAAATTTTTAAGATGCTTGTCTAATTGCGTTTGAGCATAGTTATTTAAAGAATTTAACAATGCTTCTTTTATAGCAGGGTCAAGTTCATTATATGTAACACCTTGCTTTGCAAAATCAGCTAATCCATTTTTATCAACGTTAGATTCTATTTCAGGATTTTCTGTAAAGAAGTCTGCAAGTTTATTAAACTTATAAGCTCTTAAGTCTTTTAATTCAGTATTAACTTTAGATTTATCTTCATTATCCAGAACACCATTATAGTTATTAAGAATTGGTGCTTGTTTACCTGAATCAAAATCTTTTTTATTTTGTTCAGATCTAGCCCATTCTTTTGCAATACGTTTGTATTCTTGTTTTATAACATCTTCAAATGTATCTACAATCTTAAGTCTTTTGTCAGAGTTTAATACTTTACCTTTTGCATTTGCAAATGGTTTGTATAATCCAGTAACTAAATAGTTAGTTTGTGATGCTTCTAATTGGGAGAATGAACGTTGGTATGTTTGTATATTTGTAACAACATCTGAAACATTACCTTCAGAATCTGCTTCCTTTTTAAAACTAGAATGTGTAGTTCTTTTTATAAAAGCCAAATACTGTGTAATATATAATGATTTTTTATCTATATTTTTAAAACTTTTACCATCTTTGATTTTAGTACCAACTGTTTGTGATACTCCACCAAATAAAGCAACATTAAGATTGTCTAATAAAAGTTTTGTTTCTCTTGCTCTAGGTGTATCTTTATTGTTAAGCAAATCAGTTAACGCAGCATTATCAAAAAAGAAGTCTTTTAAGAAATCTTTATAAAAAGGATCATCTTCTAATGTAGCAAGTAATCCTTTACTGCGTATTGATTGAAACAATAAAGTTACAGGAGTATTGCTTACATATCTGTAAATAGGTTTACCTTCTGCATTACGCACTGTTGGTAATATATTACTTAAATCATACTTTACAATATACTCAGATGCTTTTTTAATAATAGTATTAAAGCGATTTATAGATTTATCTTTACTGTTATTATTATCAAGTTCAACTGCAAAATCATTTGTAGAAATTCCTTGAACAATCTTGTCAAAAATATCATTGACACTAAAGAAGAAATCTCTTTCTAAATATTTCTTTTCAGATACAAATCTTGAATGAGCATCATAGTGTGATTTTGATTTTCCTGTTACATTTAGA